TTGCGCATGATTGCTCGGAGGAAGCCAAGCACGTTGTTGACGCCAGAGCCAGCAAACGCCCCGATCCGGTCGGCGATTTGGGTCAGGGTGGCTTGCTTGGCGACAGTGGCATCTTTCGCGACGGTCGCATCTTTCGCCAGCACAGTGGAGCCCTCTATTTGGGCCAGCGTTGGCCGATTACCGAGGGTCGATTCCTTGGCCACGGTGGCATCTTTTGCCACGGTCGAGTCTTTCGCCAAGACGGTCGAGCCCTCGATTTGAACCAGTGTCGGCTTAGTAGCCAAGTCGGTTGAAATCTGCTGGAGTACCGTCAGGGTGTCATAGTCGACCACAGCACCAATCCACTCTATGTACCGTGGTTCGGTCGAAACCGCACCAGAAACCGCGATCCGAAGGCTTTCTGCAGGATGCGTAGACGGGACCGAATAAGTGAAGGTGTATCGCCCCGTCGAAGGGTTCGCCACGGCCGAGAGGTTGCCCGAGCGACTTGTGCCTCCCGCATTTGCAGCCGTGACCGTGGGCGATGCGTCCAGGTTGACGAGTTTGTCCTCATCGTCTTTCACAACCACCGTGAAAGCATAGACCGTCGATCCCGCGTCCGGGATTTCCAGCAGCGGCGATCCAAAAATGTTTATCTTGGCCGACAGGTTGTTCAGGTTTTGAATTGCATTCAAGATCAAGTTAGCGGTGGACTCTTTGGCAACCGTGGCATCTTTTGCGAGTACCGTCGAGCCCTCGATCTGCGTTAGAGTTGGCCGGTTGCTTACCGTTGTTTCGTTTGCCACACTTGCCGGGAACGAGACCGGAGCAGCAGCACTAGCCGCCTGGCCTGCAACCTGCGTGACGTTTGTTTTTCGATTGCGATTTTCGAGCGAGAACGACTTTAGCTTTACCCTCGTAAGGTCTTTGCCATCTACGGTTCCGGCGGTGAAAATCACATCGTAATCTTCACCGGCAACGTAGAACGCCGTGTTCACGGAAGTGTCAATCACCACCAAATGCAAGCCAGCCTTGCCGTCATAATCTGCGGTGACTGTGATGTCCGCTGCGTGTTCAGTCGTGCTGTTTTTGTAGACAGCAAAAGTCATAGCAACGCTCGGAGTTGCTGGGACCAAGGCCTGAGTAAGCGTGTTGAACTTGATTCGAATAACCGAACCAACTGTGAAATCACCGTAATAGTCGTTCATAGCTCAGTTGATCAGAGGATGGTTCAAAGGATCGAAAACACCGCCACCACCACCGCCACCTGCTGACGCTTGATAGCACCCGACATCGAGGAATCCTGTATTGCCGCCCTGAATCGATCCAGGAAACCCAGCGGACCTAAGCAAAGCACCCCCACCGGATGTGTTATTGAGGGTGAAATCTAGGTTCGGCGAGTCGGTAAAAGGGTTCGCTGATAAGTTAATTTGCCCGACCTCAACTGCACTGGTAAACCTGTTCGCCCCGCTAGTGTTGTTCCAGTTGGCGTTGTTAAAACACGGCATCCCGTTAGGGCTAGAGCCACCTAGTGAATAGCCGTGCAGAGTGTTCGATGTCGCTATGCAATTGCCGATGATTCCAATGTCGTACGACATGTCGAAGCCATAATTCGTGTTTCCGTGAGACGTGCAATTTACAGTTGCCGTTCCAATCGTATTAACCGACCGGAAGCCTGTGTTTCCGTTATTGGCTGCTATGCAATGGATGGCGGTTTGGTATTTGTCAAATCCAAAGGAACTACAAGCCCTTGCGATGCAGCCGATTAAAGCATACTGATTCAAAAACCCAGTCCCGCAGCTAACTGCGGAGCAGTTAAACAAGCAGCCATCGGCGAGTGTCCCTGAAAATCCAGTCGTGCAATTTCTTACAAGCACCCTGTTGATGAATCTAGTGTAAATAGCTGTGTTGTTCACTCCGACGACAGCCGAGTTGCTTTGCCCGTTAAACTCGATGTTCACTAACTGGGCAGGTCGAACATTGAAACTAGCGTTCAGCGTACACATGGTAAACGAAGTGAGGCTGCCAGCACTAATTACCGGAGCCGTTCCAAGGTCGCCGATTGTCGAGTTGTAGCCTTCCATTCTAACACCGACAGCGAGTGTGAATCGCCCGCCGTTTGCGTTGTTCGTGGTCGATGTTAGCGTGTATGTCCCGCTCTTTACGAAGATGCGATCCCCGCTTGTTGTCGCTGTTGCGCAAGCCTTACCAAGGGACGCAAAGGCTAGCGACTCACTTAGCCCTGTGTTGGAGTCGCTGCCGCTCGTTGTAACGTAGTAGTCGGGCATTTGCTAAAACTCCGGTTCTGTTTCGGGGTTTCCGTCCCAGATGGTCATGGCTTCGCGGTACGCTTGGAGTCGGTCTTGCTTGTCGTCGATCTTCGAATTCTTGTATTGGTCGAGCATCAACTGGACATGCACATTGGCCACATCCTCTAAGGTGGTGGAGATGTAATGTCGCTCGAGCGGGGAAATTATGCGGTATACAGCATCGGCGACATGCTTGGCCCCTGGCACCATTCCGGAATCATGTAGGCCCCGCAAGAACGCCTGAATTTCCGGATCGTACAATGGCATACCGTTCGAGAGTTGAGTCACCAGCCACTGTTGACCCGTCGCAAGCAAAACATCTTGCAGAAGCTTGCAACCGCTCGCGCCAAATCGTTGCCCTGTCTCGGGGACAATCACAGTGGCAATTCCCTTCCAGGTCCAGTCTTGCTGGTCGACAAACTGGATTGAGGGCTCCGACAATTCCGCGTAGATGCTCTCTGGGCTCCTGGCCGTCCAATCGGTTAAAGAGGTGATCAATTGGCTAAGCGTCATGGTTTTGCTGGCAGGGTCACGTAGTGGACGGGTAGTCCCTCTCGCAGTTGGTGGAGTTCCGAGCGGGTGATGCTCGGCTTCTCGTCGACTGTGCGGTAGGGATGGAAATCAGTGCGTCTGTATGGGCGAGCTCGCTTGGGGCTGTGGATGTTGGCTAACAGGGTCATCAGGTCGCTTGTGCGATCCCAGCGGTCTTTGTTGATCTCGTCGGACATCCACATCAGCTCTCGCAGTGTGTAGGGCCCTGGCTCGATCCCGATTCTTGCTGCTAGTCGGAGGATGGTTGGCCAGTACTCGGCGCGCTCTTCTGCATCGCTTTTTCGATCATCTGATCCAGACTCGTCAGTTGCTCCTGGATCCCCATCTCCAGCAGCCCCTTGTCCATGGCGTTGGTGATCCGAAGTGCCGTCTGATTCTGGAGTGCCTTTCCTGCCTCGAGGATTCGCCGAGCGGTGGCCCGGCGATTGGACTCCGGGAGGAATTCCACCAGTGCTTCCTCAAATGCGGTGACGGCGTGGCCGAGAGCATCGCCAGCGAGTGAACGTCCGAACAGCTCGGCAGTGACCCCGATTTTCTCAGCGACGGGTCGGCAGATTTCGTAGATCACATCGATCGTCAACACGATGTCGGAAGTGAGCCGTTCGATCGTTTCGGGGTCCGCCAGTGCCCTGGCAAGATCGATCGAAAATACAGTTCGGACGCGACGGATGACGTCGACATCAATGCGAAGATCCCAAGAGCGGGATTCGCAATCCTTGAAACTGGGCATGGTCGAGTTGCCTTCGTTGGGATTGGAGTTATCGAAGAAAACGGATCGTTCGGATTGCACCCCGAACGATGGTAAATTGGGTGACGTTGTAATCGTCGTGCTTAAATCGCTTCGCAGGATCCGAGTAGACCCAGGAAGCGACCACGATGTTGTTCTTGTCCTGTGAAATCACACGGCCGTAAACCGTGAATTCTAAGGGCCCTTGCGACGATTCCCCATGGTCCAGGAAATCGATCGCTACTTCGTTGCCTTTGCGGACTCGTGGAAGTGGCATGGCCGACTCCGCTTGGGTGGAACGATCAGTGATTCAAACGGACTAGGCCGACGGTGCGACAATCAACCAAGCTGGATCAACCAGGACGGCTGGAGTCCCAACCCTGACTCGGGACAACGCAACGGCGACATCGATCTTCATGTTCCCTTCAAGCGGTTGATCGATGGGGAATTCCATGATCTCGCCGGGCAGCGTGAGCCCCTGCGATCCGGCTGGGCCAGGAGTCGCGATCAGGTTGTCCATGATCGCCCAGTGCCAGACGGTTTTGTTCAAGAACGCGGTCCGCATGGCGGTGAAAATTGCATCGTCTGGGTCTGCGTTGTAAAGCAGCGAGAAATTCAGACCGACCTCGATGGTCCCGGAAATCGCAGCCTTGTAGAGGCTGGCTCGCGAGGTGATGTCGATCTTCGTCTTGTTCAAGGTGATGTTCAGGTCCTGGACTTCGGTGACGAGCGTGGGTGTGGTGACACTGAACGTCGCGGCGACCGCAGTCTGG